CCCGTTGAGACGCAAGACTGCAAAGCCTAATTCCCCCGAAACGGCTGTGCGCTTACGAATCTGCTCCAAGACTGCCTTTGGTTGAAATCCAGCCCTTGCCTTGACTTCACAGTCAAAAGGTACAGACTGAATATCTTTACCATTCCCCCTTCCCACACTAGCGAATGGCCATACAGTCGATAGGTACTGTGCGACCACCCGCTCTGTGCGGAAACCTCGGTGCTTTCTGTGTTGGCTAATGGTTCATCCCAGCCATGTAGCCCATTGCCACACCACCAATGAATAAAGCTAATGTTAAATACATAAGCAATGCTTCCTTATCCATTGACTGCCCTGCACTTATTACATGACCAAGTGCCAGCAACTACGACACCTTCGACAATTCTTGCAGTGATCGTAATGTCAGATGCCAGTGTTGGTTCATTGCATAGTTGGCAATTAACTGTGTCAATCATAGGCACATCTTCCACATTAACCCAGCCGTCAGCTGTGTGAAACTCTGCATATCCCATTATACCCTCGCCTTCTGTGGTTGCCATTTTCCATCACTTGAAAGGTTATACCAATGCGTTGGACACTTATCCATCCCACCACTTTGACCCTTGGTGGCACAGAAGAACCCAGCCCAATCGCGACCTTTAGAATTGCCAGTGCGCCATTCCATATGGCCATGATTGCAACTAGGTGCATCCATAGCTTCTGCCGTACCTAGAATCTCTGTAACTGTTGCCATTGCTGCGTCCAGTGTTACTGGAGCAAGTGTGGTCTTGACAGTTGATCCGATTGGTGTAGTCCAGTAATCCACATCGCCTTCTTTAATATCCTGTGGCGCTGGCTTTACTTCTTGTTTGACTACTTTAAGAGCTGGATGGTTAGGTGAATTAACCTGTGCCATATTTTGCTTAGTAGGCTTCTTCTGCGTTTCTAATACTAGCGATAACGATCTTCCGATTGCGCTTGAGCAAGTATCTTCGACATACCATTTACGCATTCCACTGTTAAACGTAGAAGCGTCTCCGAAAGCATAATCAACCCCCGCAGGCAGAGTATCTGTAGCGTTACGATAGACCTGCGCCGAAATGAGGACAATTCCTTTCTCAGCATCAAATTGGATAACATCTGTAACAATCCTTCCCTCTGGATAAGCCTTTTGGAATCGCAGAACTCTAGCTGCAACATCTTCATAATCATCTAGATTAAACATATAGCTCATTCTCCTCTGTAGCTAGTTGCCCCATTAAAGCAATATAGGCTGCTCCATCGATGTAATTATCTGGCTTATCGACTGTGCCTGAACTGGCTCTGGCAATCTTGATGAGCGCGAGTATTGCACAGACTTGATAATCCTCGACTGGGTGCTGTAAGTATGCACTGATGAGCATTGCTGCGTGTTGCATGTTATCTGCTGGGTGGCCGTAGTCGTTAAGACCACGATCTTGAATCGTGTCGGTTGCACTCTGTAGAATCTCCTGATATTTCATTCTTGCCAGAAATCTGCTCGATTGACTGCTCTGCCTTTGTGCCAGCCATCCCGATGGCCGCGATCATAAGCTTCTTTGTAGGATTGTAACGCCCATATAATAAAGCTAATACCTGCCCCTATAAGGCATATAATTAGCAGCTTGTCATTGTTGCTCATTATGCCCACACGCTTTCTGGAGCATCAATATCCATGCATTCTAAGCACACTAGACCTAACATGCCATTGTGCATATATGGAGATAAAGATTGATATTCATGTGCGCAATTAGTGCATTTGTATTGTTTAAGAGTTTCTAATAACTGACTCATTTTGTAACCTATCTGTATCCAATGCCCTCGACTGGCTTACGGAATTAGTGTCGCACAGAGTCCAGACTAATTAGCGGACATTTTGATAACGATATGGTAACGAATCTGCCTCGTCAATCATCGTGTCAATCGTGCGAACTACATCAAGCGTAAAGTCGTCCATATAGGGTAAATGACCCATCCTTATTTATAGGCACTAGCATCGGGCTAACGCGGTCTCCATGTGTCTCAATGACTGCCACGCTCATCTGCCAATTAGCGCTCCCAGCCTTCAAATAAGAGGCTTTCTTCTTGTCCATGACATTTCCTGCCTCTAAGCCCCAAAGAGTCCTGTATGAGGCTCCTATGCCCTCTGTGAAGGCACTAATGCCTGCTCTGTGCGTGTGACCACAGACTACAGACTTGCCGAACTTCTTTGCCAGCCCAAGAGCTGTAAGTCCAGCATTGGAGTTCATTGATCCTTCATCGCCATGGACTAAGACCCATCCCTTATGAAACTCGAATGGTCTTTTATGAAATCTGATTCCAAGCCCGTTGAAGTCCATAAACTTGGAGTATTCAAGCTCGGGCAATCCGATGAGGCTAGGTGCTCGTAATAGCGTATGGTAGAGCCTATCCGTATGGTTGCTTCTAGTGACATCTGTTGTGCCGAGTTCATAGAGAATATCCTGCGCAAGGCTTCTGTCAGCATCTAGCGTACCTTCCCATTCCAGAGCAGTACCTTGCGCCCAACGCGACTGAGACTGCATGTCCAACTCGTCACCCGTATTAAGGATAAGGTCGAACTTCTCCCGCTTTACTAACTTGATAAGATTCTTAACAGCTTGCTCATGGTGATATGGGATTTGTAAATCCGAGATGACCAAGTATCGGCGTTTAGTCATCGTCCTCATCTTCGTAGTTGCCGAACTTCTCTGGATCGACAGGGTTAGGCAATATCCAAGCAGGGTAAGATTGTGGCTCTGCAATCATAAACAGAGCAATACTATCTGAAAAGCCTGCTTTCCTTAGAGATTTGTAATACTCATAAATCCCAATGCAATAAGCATCGAGAGCTGAGTAACCTTGATCCTCTAAAGCTTTAGTTGCTTTTCTTGCCATAGCAGAATGTTACCTGTCTAGTAAGATGTTGTAGATTTCATCGACTCGCGTGTTGAGTCTTTTAATCTCAGATAAAAGATGCGTAATCACATAACCAGCAAGACCCCCAATGACTCCGAGAGTTGCTAGATAGAAAGTGAAGAAGTCCTGCTGCGTCACTTCTTGATTCCCATAGCGGGATCATTGACATTGAGATAGCGCATAACTGGTGGCAGAATAGAAGCAACACCTGCTGCAATAAGAGCTTTAGGGTCTGTGACCCCAGCAGCTGCCATTGAGATTACTGCTACCAGAAAAGCTCTGCCCCAAGAACCTGCTGCTGTTTTTAGTTCGTTCATCATTTCCCGCCTAACATAGGTATTTGAAAAAATTCACCCAGTAAATCAGCTTCTTTCTTAAAGCTAACATGCATGTGGTGAAGGTGTTTGTTAGCCCCTGTGTAGTTGCGCCACTTCCAGTTAAGGATGGGAGACGCAATCCTGCCGTTAAAAATAATGTACGAGATGCGCTTTTCTGCCTTAGACTTGCAACAGATTCGAAGTTGATCTGCAAGGTCTGGCATGATATGCGGTTTGACCCCTGCACCGAATAGGTCTGCGTCAATGTCAATGGCACGAACCCAACCCTGCTCATCTGGATTATGATCAGACTTACGAGCAGCGTGTCGGGTATCACCGACCCAACCATCCGATGCCCTGTCACGATCTGGGAAGGAATCATCAATCTGCTCTCTTAACTGGATTGCAGCTCTAGATAATCTTGGCTTCATCCAAGTAAAAGGGCTGCTTCATCGGCAGTAATGCCTAGTTTAGATAGTAGTGCAGCTTTGTTGGTTTCTGCTTTTGCTCGTTCTTCAGCCATAGCAGCATCTTTTGCTTCTTGCGCTTGATAATCTGCAAATTCAGCGTTAGTCATTTCACGGTCAATAACTTCATTAGTCTCGCTATTGTGGATTCTTATCATTGGTTTCATTATTTTACTCCGTAGATTTTGACTGTACCTGCATTGAATGAACCGCCACCAAGTTGAATAAAAGTCACTGAATCTATTGCGCTATTAGTTTTGAATCCACCATTAACCCAAAATGCTTTGGGGCTTCCCCCGCCATTTTGAATACCTTGAATTGAAAAAGGTTTGTAGTTTGTCGTACTGGCATAATTATCAATTCTAATTGCGACAGCATTATTTGCATCAGTGTAAGTTTGGTATGTTGAGATTTGTTGTAAAAAAACATCAGTGTCCATGGTTACGCTCGTATCAGCATTTTGATGAATACCGTAACCAATGCTGCCTGTATTAAGCGGCTTAAATTGCCTATATCCGTTAGCAGAAGTATTAGTCATACCATACGCAAGAATATAAAGGCTTTCGTAAGCAGTGGATATGCTTGAAATGGTTGTGCTTGTTCCTGAAAGTGTTGTTGTGCTAAGTAGTGTCATACTGGCACCACCGCCTGCAGGCGTAGCCCATTTCAAGCCTGTAGGAGAAACTGTTGAATCAGCTGTCAAAACTGTTCCATTTGCTCCAACCGGTAAATTGTCAAAAGTTGCGTTGCCAGTACCAACAATTAAATCCGCTTTTGCCGTGATTTCTGTTGCCATTGAATTTGTAATTGTGACCGCACCTGAAGTGCCACCACCTGAAATTCCTGTTCCAGCAGTCACGGCAGTAATGTCACCAACATCATTTGTGACCCAAGTAAAATCCATGTCAGTGTTTGTTGCTTTTGCAAGAATCTGACCAGTTGTGCCGCCTTTAAGGTCGGCCAGTGACGCATCAATAGAATCGCCTAGGGTCTCAATGGCTACTGCGCCATCCTTGACCAAGTCAGTGCTGGTCGGCACTGCCCAACCAAAGTTAGGGGTTGTTGTTGCCATTAGTTTATTACTCCGATCGCTTTAGACCACTGTAGTGTAGCATTTACGCCACTCCAAAGGGTATTGGTTGGGATTACTGTCGCCCATGTTGGGGCAATAAGTGAGAAATCTGTAGGTGAGACATAGATAGTGGCATCAACATAAGTTGGAGTCGCTGCAAGTGAAATGCCCTCTACAAAGCCTGAGAAGTACCCCTCGAACATGTTAAAGGGTAGGTTAGTAATAACTACTGGCTCGCCAAAAAACAGGTTAATAAGGTCGTCTAGTTGGGCAGATGGCATCGTAGGGTTATCAAGTCTAAAAGTAATCTGGTCAAGCTGTGTTCTAGGTGTCGAGCGCAAGGCTAAGTTTCGCTCTACAATATCCTCAACATCTGCAAGAAAACGGATGTTAGAGTCGTAGCTCTTTTGATAACGACCATAGGTAGTAATTGAAGCATCGTCTGTAGCTGAATAGGTGCTGCCGTAGTCATTGCCATAACGCACAATTTCACTATTACGAATCTTGCCAATTTGTAGGATGGACTTAACGCTGGATGGGGTCGCGTAATTTGCGTCTAACTGGGTCGAGCCATTAGCTGCTAAATAGTTGCTTCTATGATCCGCATCAGCATAGGCAATGCGCCCTTGTTTGTCCTCATAGAGCAGACCTAGTGCGCTATCGGCTATCTGGGTCACTAAGGTCTGCGTGTTGCGATCTGCTGCGTGGAGATTATCCATCTCATATAGCCCAGTATCGATTTCTCCTAAGCCCACATTTTCTGCATTAGCCCATGTAGTAGTTGGGTCGTAATTAACCCACTGAAGGGCAGGTGCTACTTCTATCCATTCATTAACTAATAAATCCTGAAGGATAATAGAAATCTGCTCACCATCTAGGTCATGAGCTACTGCTGCTGTGTAGATAGCTTTAGGCAATTTAGCCAATGCTCCTACTGCAAGAATTGACCCAAGTGTAATAAATCCCGCTTCTTCTGGGCTTCTTACTGAGGTAGTAAAATCTGAGACTGTGCCACCAAATATAGGCACATAAACACCAGCACTGTCTTTGAGTTCTAGCGTTAGGGAATCCGTTACATCAATATCAAAGAGAGCATTGGTTGAGTTAATAATGTCCATGCGAGCGTAACCCGCTTGACATTGACGATCTATGTCAATGCGACCAATAGTGACATTTACTTTAATGACATTGGTGTAGATAGTAGTGCCTACTGTAATACGCCATTCTGGAAGCCATGTCATAATAGAGTAAAGCTCGTAGTTCCACGCTGGTTAGCAGATCGGATGTAATTTTCCAAAGCTCTAGCAATCGCTTCTGGGTCTCCCACACCTGCATTAATAGTAATATCATATTTATTAAGAGAACTCGTCGCAAATGCTGCTGCATCTGCTGCATTCTGTGCATCTATCAAATCAGCCATAGCATTAGCTCTGGCAGTAGCAGCAGCTGAAAACTCTTCTATTGCTGCCATAGATACACCACTAGTAGGAATCTTAGGCACAAAATCACCAACAGGAATACCAGAAGAGCCAACTCCACCTGTAGATGTACCAGCACCAGTTATCTTAGGCTGGCCAGTCATGCTACTCATAGCGTTCAATTTAGCAATAGCAGCATCTAGATTAGCAAGATTGATTAAGTCCTTAGGTACAATCTTATCCAAAATAGACTTAATATCAGCCAGTTTGAGATTTTGATTCTGCAAGGTTCCTAAGATTTTAAGGTCTTCATTAAGTTGCTTAGTAGCAGCTGTAATGCGGGCTTCATCCTTAGAAGCAATAGCATCTTCAAGGTTGGCAATATCCTGCTTAATCTTTAGGCGAGTAATATCATTGGTAATAGCAAGAAGTTGAGCAGTGCTAGTTGCCTTGCCTAATTGTTCTGCTTGATTGATTTGGGCTGCATTGAGTTGAATAGCATCCATGTCGAATACATCGGTAGCTTTGCCCAGTGCAAGATTGGCTTTATCAATAATACCTTGCAATTTTTTGGCTGTGTTCTGTTTATTAAGCAGAGCAAGTCTTTCTTTCTCTCTGCGTAATGCATCTTTCTCCATTTTAGCCAGAAGTTCTTGCTGCTTCTTTTCAGTAAGAGTAAGTTTGGCTTCTTCCTTTTTGAGTGGAGATACAACATTTGCTCCTACTTGCTTGCCTACAAAGCCAAAGAAAATGTCTTTACCTAATTTTTTTAAATTTTGCGCAAGAGTAGGAATCGCGCCAACACTAGTTCCTGCTGCAAGTGTTACTTTGTTAAATAAACCAGCCATGGTTTCTAAGAAAATAACTGCATCGCTTGCTTCTGTTCCCCCAGCTGCCCGAGTTAAAGCATCAACGAACCCTTCACCAATAAGTTCAGAAGCCTTCCCTGTTGCAGTGCTTAGGACATCCATTTTGTAAGCAGTTGTGCCTAGATAATCTTCTGCTGCTCCAGCTGATTTTTTTAAGATAACTGACAAAATCTCATTAAATGACATTGTCGTAAGTTCAGCCCTTGTCAAACCTGAGTTGTATTTGACTAGACCTCGAGTAACTCCAACATAACCCTTACCCAAATCCTGTGTGACTGTGGCTAGATCAATGCCAGATGCTCGGCTAATCGTAATTGCATCATTGAGAAGTTTCTGGGATTGGGTCAATGAGCCAGTAGTGGTAAGCAAACCTTGAAACGCTGGACGAAGAATGTCGTCCGCAATTGCCGCTGAAGTTTCTAATTTATCAATGTAGTCAGCAATTGCAGGATTAGCAAAGCCAATGCCTAGATTCTCTACTGCTCGGTTAAGTCTAAGGGCTGCTGCTTCATCCGCTGCAAAGGCTTTTACTGCTGTCTTGCTAAATTGGACTAATGCCGTTGCGCCAAATGCAATTCCAAATGTGCCTGCAAGTTTCTTGACATTGCTATTGAGTTTTCCTACAGCTGTATCGGCTTGCTTAAAGGCTTTATTGCCAGTGTATTCAGCTGCTAAGTTAATAACTACTGATGGATCAACAGCCATTATTTAGGTCTCATTTCTGCATAGAACTTTACTTTAGAGTTTTCAATAGCCTTAATAATTGCTGCATTTGTCTTACCGCCATCTTCAGCCCATGCTCGAAAGATTGCTCGACCCTTCATCTTGCGTGATCTACGACCTGCACCAGTCTGATTATTGGCATCTACTATCTGCCCATAATTATTCATAGCGTCAATAAATTGTGCGCCTGCTTGAGGGTTATTGCTTTTAGATTGATTCTTGTTACCTGAGCGAATCATTTTGCCATAATTAGCTTGGCTTTCACGCACAACTCTAGCCATAGGAGCTTGCTCGCGACCATTAGGATTCTTGCGACCAGCAGTCTCATAAATTGCACCAGCAGCAGAAGCATTGACAACACGCGCTAATGCTCTAAAGCCTTGCTTATTAGGTCTAGATGGTGTGGTCTTATATCCAATACCGCGCTTGGCTTTTCCTGTACTCCAAATACGATCACTACCCCAAGCCGTTGAGCTACTTCTAGCCCATCCGCTTATAGGAGCTTGTGAAGGAATGAAGCCTCTAGCCTTATTAGTAATTGGCTTGAGAAGATTGCCTAATTCTTTTTGAGTTTCTTTAGCTAAGTCTGGGGCAAAGTTTTTTAGAGCCTTACGAAGTGCGATTGCGCCCTTTACTTCTGTTGGCATCGCTTATCTCCTTTTGCTCATCTTTGAGACCCTTCAACAAGGCTTCAAGCATTATTGGGTCTAGTTCTAACAACTGCTGTGGCGCGATTCCCAACCTAATGCTCAAGCGAGCTATTAGATAGGTGAATGGATAATCGCGCTTTAAGCTAAAGGGTCTGAGTCTAATACCTCAACACTCTTAAGTGTCTCGATAAACTCAACCCCGAAAGGCTTAACAGTTTCACCTGATCTGCGTGTGACTTCCCATGCCAACCAATAAACATCGGTCTGCTTTTCTTCTTCTCGAAAAGCGCGGTGGAAACCCTTTTTAGCGTATAGCTCAAATGAGTACTCCACTGCTGGAGTAATCTCACCCTCGATAACGCTTCCATCTGTACGAACGATTTTTAGTCTTGCCATGAGCTGCCCCTTTGTTTAGTTGTTTAGAATGTGCCTGTAGTTGCTACTGCAATGGTTGAGTTAGCAGTAAATGTAATTGACATAGTGCCAATATCTGCCACAGCACCATTGATGTCTGTAGTGTTATTGACTAGCAATGAAACAGTATATAGAGGGTTAGTAGCAGATACTGCTGTTCCCTT